ATTTAATTGATATCTGTGCTGCATTCCCAGCGGTTGAGAATGACGACATAGTTGACACGTGCACGCAAGCGTGGTTGAGATTGCGCAAAGGCTGGTTTGTCACCCATTCAGGTGATTACGAAGATGATGACGAGCCCATGAGGAAAAGGTTGACGATGTATGGCTGAACCTGTTATTCCATTTGCAGAAGGCTCTCCGCCTGATGACCTTCGGGTTGAGACTTTGCCGGATGGGGATGTTTTGATTGGTGATCCGGTCTTGGACGCCATTGAAGAGTCTGACAGTAATTTCGATGCAAACTTAGCAGAGGACATTGACGAAAAGCAGTCGTCCCGCAAAGCTGGCATCCTCACAGGTTATTTTGAGAATGACGAGTCAGCTCGCTCTGAGTGGAAAGAACGCTACAAGCAAGGATTGTTGACGCTCGACCCAGAAGGTGGCATGGACGAGAACGAAGAAGAGCGAGCCATTCGTGGTCTCAGCACAGTCGTCCATCCGCTGATCGCAGAAGCTGCCACGCAGTTCAACGCCAAAGCCATCGCAGAGCTTTATCCGGCTGGCGGTCCAGTCAAGACCACCATCATTGGCGAGCCAAACGAAGAGACTGAAGATCAAGCTCGTCGTGTCAAGGAATTCATGAATTACCAAATCATGGAGCAGATGCCGGAGTATTTCCCAGATCTTGACCAAATGTTGTTTCACCTGCCGTTGGTTGGCCAGACGTTCAAAAAGGTTTGGTGGGATGCCAACCTAAATCGCCAATGCAGCCAGTTTGTCAAAGCTGAAGATTTTGTTGTTGCACCAGAGAGCAAAGATCTTCACACTTCCCCACGATACACCCACATCATCAAAATGCCCAAAAACGACTACAACAGGTATGTCGCGGCTGGTTGGTATTTGCCTTCGGAATACACTGGGGACAGTTATGATGAGGATGATGGCTACACCACTCAGCGGATCGAAGGCATAGACAAAAGTGACGACTCTGAAGACGATGTCATGACTCTTTTGGAGATGCATTGTTACGAGGCTTTTGAGGGCATAGACGGGATTGAGGACGAAGAGTCTGAGAACCTTGTCATGTTGCCTTACGTCATCACCATTGATTATGACTCTGAGAAGATCGTTGCCATCCGCAGGAACTGGGACGAGGAAGACGAGGACAAAAAGCGCAGAGACTGGTTCGTAAGCTACAAGTTCTTGCCTGGATTGGGATTCTACGGTTTCGGTTTGTATCACATGATCGGCGGTCTGGGCAGAGCAGCCACAGGCTCGTTGCGTGCACTTTTGGACTCCGCAGCTTTTGCGAACATGCAAGGTGGCTTCAAGCTGAAGGGCAGAGTCAGTGGTGGTGAGATTGATGTCAATCCTGGAGAGTTCGTTGATCTGGACGCAACGGTGGATGACGTCAACAAAGCAATCATGCCATTGCCATTCAAAGAGCCAAGTCAATCGTTGTTCAACCTTTTGGGGTTCATTGTCCAAGCTGGTCAAAGGTTCGCTTCGACTTCTGACCTCAATGTTGGAGACGTCAACCCGAATGCACCTGTCGGGTCAACTGTCGCTCTGATTGAGCAAGGCTCCAAAGCATTCAGCGCAATCCACAAACGTCTGCATTATTCCCAAGGCCAAGAGTTCAAGTTGCTGGCCAAACTGAATGCAGAGCACCTTGAAGAGTCTTTCCAGTTTTCGGTTGCTGGTTCCAGCGAGACTGTCTTTGCGGCTGACTTCGACGATCGTGTCGACATTATTCCGGTTTCTGACCCCAACATATTCAGCACTGCCCAGAGAATCGCTCAGGCTCAAGCAATCTTGCAAATGGCTCAGTCAGCTCCGCAGCTGCACGATCTTTACGAAGCATACAAACGAATGTATGAGGCCATCAGAATCCCGAACATTGACGAGATTTTGATCAAGCCAGAAGAAGCCCCGAGGACAGACCCAATCGACGAGAACATGTCGATCATGTATGGCAAGCCAATCAAGGCTTTCCCAGAGCAAGATCACGAAGCCCACATTGCGGTGCACATTCAATTCATGCAAGATCCGTCTTTGGCTGGCAACCCAGCAGCCCAGACGATGCAGCCAATATTGATCGCCCACATTGCTGAGCACGTCGCGTTGTTGTATCGCCAGCGGATGGAAGCCAGCATCAACATGCCGCTCCCACCATTGCCCAACCTCAGAGATCCGAAGTTCGCTTTGAAAGACATCGACCCAGAGATGGACATGCTCATATCGCAACGCGCAGCCCAAGTGGTCGCTGCAGCTCCCCAGATGCAACCGATCAAAGCTCTTCAAGCAGCAGGGCAACAAGGCGGTCAACAGAATCCTTTGGAATATGCCAAGCAGCTCGCACAGCTGGAGGCTCAGGCTCTTCAACAGCGCACTCAATCCGAGATCGCCGCAGACCAAGCCAAAGCAAGATCAGACATCGAGATCGATCAGGCCAAGGCTCGCCAGAACATGGACATCCAAGCTGCCAAGGTTCAAGCAGAGCTGGAGGCCAAGGTTCAAAAGCTCCAAGCAGAGTTGCAGCTTGAGCGAGAAAAGAATGCAGCAAAAATCCAGATGGAGGCTATGAAAAGTGGACTTTAACGGCAACATTTTGCCCATGGGTCCAATTGACCCAACTAAGTTTTCTGGCCAAACAGCTGTCGCAGGAGCACCACCCAATGCGGTTTCTCCTCCCAGTCCCGCAGCACCTGCGGCAGACCCAATGATGGAATATTTGAAAAACAAGGTCGAAGAGATCCGAGCAAGAGCCCAAGGACCAAACATGGGTGCACTGGAGTCTTTCATGTCCGGAATGCCAGAAGGAGATCAGCGTGGCGTATGATCCAGAGCAATTTTTAAAAGGTGTCAGAGCACCATTCTCTCGGCAAAACAACTTTTTAGATGCTGGCCAGTATTTGAGTGCTGGCAATACTTTTACAACTAGCGATGGCAGAACATTCTCGGACGGCACTGCAGCCCGACAGCACCAACAAACTCTTGATTCAGCGAGTGGCCAATCAGCTGTGAATAAAGTTGAAGGAAGCGTCTCAAATCTTGTTGGCGATCTGGAGGCTGGGACTGTCGAGCTTGAGTCTTTTGTCCAACCAAACACTTTCGATACGCCCAAAGAGAAAGATGGTGATTTTGTTGAGGGCACATTGGGCAAAAACAACCTTCCAACTTTCAGCAACATCAGAACAGCCATTGATGCGGTTGGAGTTGGCCAACCGATAAACCTAGGTCGTCGCCAAGATTCCCGCAGGTACAACATAGCAGCTCTTGACGCAGGAGGTTATGGCGCACCGCCAGCTGAGGAGTCTTTTGAGCCGGAGATAAAACTCACACCGCAGTCTTTCGCAAAAGGGTTCTTCAGCGACGCGACTAATTTGGCAAGATCTATAGGAGCTTTAAGCCCAATCAAAGGGTTGCTTTTCCGAGGGGGAGATGAGAGCGATGATGCTGCCCCAGCCCCAGCTGATATGTCTAAAACTTATTTCAATGAACAGCCTCCTGGGTTCAAGCCAAACAGATATGAAACAGGAGTGCTTGAAGGTCTGCTAGGCAAAGACTCTGCAGGACGAGGCCCAACAGTCACGAAATCAGCAAAAGATTTAAACTGGAATGATGTTCAAGCTCTGAGATCATACGACAGCGCAGCCAACAGAAACAAACTCGCAGACTGGAATGATCACGTAAAGAACAAAACAGCTACCAGCGCAGGGAAACCTAAAAAAGATGGAAGCGCAGGAAACTCAGGATCAGGCTCCAGCGATCGTGTCATCTGCACAGAGCTTTATAAGCAAGGCAAGCTGGACATGGATCTTTATCGGATGGACATCGTGTACACAGCCAAGAGGCTTTCCCCAATCACAGTTCGTGGTTACCATCATTGGGCAGTGCCGATGGTCGTGCGGATGCGGTCTTCAACGTCTCTGAGCAACCTTTTCGAATACCTCACAGTGGCCAGAGCCAAAGAGATAGCTCGCATTGTCAAGCCTGAGTCGCACAAGCGCACACTTTCAGGATTCCTAATCAAGAACATTGGCGAGGCGATTTGTTTCTCCATTGGCCTGTTCGTCGGGCAAAAAGACTGGTCTGTCCTTTATAATGGAGAAGCAAATAATGGATAATTTAGGTACGATGTCTGACCTTGAGCTTATGCAGGCTTTCCTGCGAGCCAACACTGACATGACAGCAGAGGCTCCCCCAGAGTTGACGGCAAGAGTGCAAGAAATAATCGCTGGCGGTGCACTCAGTGACATGGAACGTATGAATCTTGAGGCAATGGTTTCTGCGATGCCTACTGAAGCTGCCACCAGCATGGCCGCAGATCAAAAGATGTACGACAACATTCGCGCCCAACAAGAAGCTGACTTTGCGGAGCGGACACGCATGGGGCCAAGTGGTTCAATGAGCGATGCTGAAGTTGCTCGGATGCGCCCAAAGCTCCGGCCCAGCGGCTCCGGCTCCACTAGCGACATTGAAGCTCAACAATATAGAGACATGATGAAATAGGAGGCCACCATGGCTGAAGTCAACGTAGAAAACATGGAAGAAAATGCGGAGCTTTTTGCAGAAAAGATGGGCTTTCCGCATGATGCTGAAGGTCTTGAGCTTTCGGACGATCAGCTTGTTAACTTTCTTTTGCTTTGCCACCAGATGCAATATGGCATGATGGAAGAGGAAGAGGAATATGAGGAAGGCGACATGAAAGTCAAAGTCATGAAGATAGGTGATGGCGACGTTCATGAGATGATGAACCAGATTCTCGGAGGGCATTAGTGCCTGTCCGCAAAGTCAAAGGAGGCTATCGCTGGGGCAAGTCTGGCAAAGTCTACAAGACTAGGGCTGAAGCCGAAAGGCAAGGTCGCGCAATAAGAGCTGCTGGCTACAGAGGCAAAAACTGATGGCAAAAAAGAAGGACGCTTGCTACAAAAAAGTAAAAGCACGCTACACTCGCAAAGGCGGCACGTGGCCTTCGGCGTATGGGTCTGGTGCTCTTGTCAAGTGTCGGAAGGTTGGTGCCAAAAACTGGGGTAAGAAAAGTGCCAAAAAAAAGTAGCACCAGCGGTGGCCTCAGGGAGTGGTTCTCCCAGAACAAAGGCAAAGGCTGGGTAGATTGCAAGACTGGCAAGCCATGCGGCAGGAAGTCCAGAACCAAAAGCAAACGAGGATATCCCGCCTGTCGGCCAACAATGGCGCAATGCAAAAGCAAGTCAGCCAAAGCAGCAGCCAAGCGTAAAACATCCAAGAAACGTGTGAGCTGGAAAGGGAAGAAAAGTGGCAAAAAAAGCAGTTGATGCCCCAAAAGGATTCCATTGGATGAAGTCTGGCAAAGGTTTCAAGCTGATGAAAGGCGAATACAAACCCCACAAGGGTGCGGTCAGAAAGGCATCATTCGAAGTGCAGAAAGTCCACAAGTGAGTGGTTCATGTTTTCGCATTGATGCTTTACCTTGGCCAAGAACGAAAGTTGGTGAGTGAAGACATGCACTTTTGGAGAGTTGAAGATTGCAACTATTATGCTCGGGAGTTGGTCCGGAGGTATGGCGAATATTACCCAAAGGACATTGCCACAGCATATTGCATTCCAAAGCTGATTGATCCAGAACAACAGAGGGTTTATTGATGGCAACCTACAAAGGCAAAAAGGTGACGCTGAACAAGCCTCGCAGGATCAGCAAAGGTGAGACGAGCTACGGCAAAAAGAAGTCTGTGGTGTACGTCAAGGATGGCGACAGAGTCAAGCGCGTAACATTCGGCGACCCAAACATGCGAATCAAGAAAAACCAAAAAGGCCGCAGGAGCAACTTCCGGTCTCGTCACAACTGCGACAATCCTGGACCAAAAACAAAAGCAAGATACTGGTCTTGCAGGGCATGGTGATATGTCAGCTTTAAGTAGGCTTGGAGTAAAAACAGTCGAGGGTGTTGCTGACTTTTTGTCTAGTTTTTCAGACAAAGTGTTTTATCATGGGTCATTAAGCCCAGACATTGAAGAATTCAAACAATCAGGAGAATTCTTTCATTTTGGAACACCAGAAGCCGCTTACGAACGCCTGAGAGATTTGAGATCGGTTCAGGACCAAGGCAGATCCAGTGATATGGTTGGATCCATTTATCCTGTTAGGTTAAAAGCAGAAAGACCACTAACTTTAGAAGAAAATACTTATGCTGGCTCCCTTTCTTCTTGGGATGCAAACAATATTTGGGATAGAATTTCTTCAGAAATTGGGATCAGCGGTGCAACCCCACCAAATAAAAATAACAAGCAACTTGCTGTATCGAAATATGGAATTTCAAACGATGAGCTTAACACAGCAAAAGTCACCAAAAAATATGAAAAGCCAGACGGAAAAACTTTCACTGATAACAGATATTTTGCAGAAAATTTCCAATTTAATGGAGTTCCATTCGGCGAAGCAGATGAAATTTATCCAGGAGGCAAAGACCGCTGGATAATTGATTTTTTAAATTCAAAAGGGTTCGACAGCATTCAATATGTGAACAAAGGCGAAGATCCAGGATCTATGAGCACAATAGTTTTAGAGCCAAACCAAGTTCGTTCGCAATTTGCAAATTTTGACCCAGCACAAGCCAAGTCAGGCAAAATACTCGCTTCTGTGCCGTTGGCTGCTGGTGCATTGAGCTCATTATCCACAGGAGAACAAGATGAGTAGATCCTCCATTAAAAAAGTAGCCAATGCAGAGATTCGTGCGGCGAAGAGCTTTCTAGAAAAGCGCAAGATAAAAAAGATCAGTCCACGCAAGTTCGCCATGGCAGCCAAGGAGCTTGACAAAGGTTTCCAAGAGACGCTACAAATACTCACACAACAACTTTCCGGAGGGCAAGTCTGATGGCAGACCCACTCAAAGAATACGTTGAACCATCCAGCATATTCGCAGATCGTGAAAAGCTACCACCACAGAAGTTTGGCGACGACAACTATGAGAACATGGTGAATTACATCATGCGCAATGGCACCATTGGTCAAAATGAATATGCTGAGGCTGGTCTGAATGATTTGAGCTGGAGACAAAGAACAGCAGACGGTGTTGCGAGTGCTGCAGAATATCTTGGGATGAGTCCGTATGAGGCTCGCAAGTTCGCTGGCAATGTCACAGGCGACATGAACCAAGGCATTGCGGAAGGCATGGGCCTGTCTGACTTCACTCCTGCTGGGTTGGTGTTCGGAGCTAATGAAGCCTACAGAGACTTCAAAATCGCAGACTCCCCAACAGACTATATTGCTCCGGTCATTGGCGGTGCGTTCGCTGCAGCTGAAGCATTCCCTTTGACCAAAGCGATGACTCGTCCAGCTCTAGCTTGGTTGAAGTCTATCACTTCCAAGGCTGCAGTCCCACGCAGCGAAAAGGTTGACGCAATCGTCGCAGCTGACAAAGTTCAAGACAACTTGGACGAGATGATCACAGGGGAAATTCCGAGGCAACAATACGACGATGATGGTGTTTTGGGCAATCTCCCTGAGGCGTCAACAGTCAATCGCAGGGAAGTTATAGGTGGTTTGGCTGCTTTGGGCGCAACAGCTCCAGCAGTTAAAAAAGTTGCTAAAGAGGTTGCTCCTGTTGCCAAAAAAGTGACTCAAAGGTCTTTTGGCAATGCTCCTATCAAAACTCCTTGGTACAAAGTTAAATCTTTTTTTGACGAGCTCAACCGCCTAGACATTGAAGAAGCAGGATTGTCTGGGGAATCAAACCGTGTGAAACAAGAATTCTTGGATGCAAGAGAAACTGACTCTTACCACAAAGATCTTGAAGATGCTTACTATTGGTTCAAAGGAGGTGCCATTGGGGAGGCTCCTAACTATTCAGCTGGGAAGTTGGCAGATGATCTGATCAAGCACGATCCTCAAGAAATAGCAGACATGCTGGGATCTTCAGAGCAGCTGGGGCCTGACGTTTTCATAGATTTTCATGGTGAAGATTATCTCGAGACAGGTGGCCGAGATCTTTTTCCAGAGGATGGCTGATGGGAACGACATCAAAAGGAATACGAGAAACACAATATTACAAAGATTTAGTTAAAGCTGGAGATTCTGACTGATGTCCTCACTCTCCAGAGCGATGGTTGGTCTGACTGATGACACGGTTCGTTGGTTGCAGAGTCTTTCCCGAAAATACACGAACAATTACGAGCCTAGGTCTTCTCAAGAGCTGGCTGAGGATGCTGCGACCAAAATATACAACCTTCAGCGAGAATCTCCGGAGACTTTCAATCAAATTGATGCTATAAAACTTTACGAGGCTCTCAGACAAGCTGAAGCTGGAGATCTTGACGTTGGGTTGATGGATCCAGCCAAATTCTTGAAGGCAACACCAGACATAAATGAAGCCTATAGCCCAGAGATATTGCTAAAGAAAAGACAAGAGTTAGAAGACATTTATGGAGATGGAATAAACTGGGATACCTCTCCATATTTAAAATACAAAGTCAAGCCTGACGGGTCAATCCAAATCCTAGGCCACGAAGGTCGCAATAGAAATTCTTTTGTTCAGTCTCTTGGTTTTCCGGAGCAGTTTGTTGAATTCATACCAGGAAAAAGTTATCCACCGCAGCCATTGCTGCGAGAGTTGCCATCAGACACCCTAATCAGAAATGAAGAGACAGAAAAGCGAATGGGTGTTTTGGGCGATGTCATCAAACTTTTGTCTGTTGGTGGTGTTGCACCATTGTTGACTTCCGGAGAAGAGGAGGATAAACAATGAACAGGTCGTCTTTCCCGTCACTTATATCCAAAGGAGGATCCAAAATGATGAAGAAAAAGAAAACTATGAAGAAAAAGAAGAAAGGGTACTAGTGCCCAAGGAAAAGACCGAAGAAGTTGTTGAAGTTTTTGTCACTGGTGTTTCTATGAGTGGTGGCGGTGGAATAGGATTGGAAAGCGATGATCGATCTGATCAGAGAGATCAAGAAACAGATCCGGCTCCAGAAAACAGCGATAGCTAGCGAGATGGTTGAAGGTCGCATGAGCGACTTTCAGTCATACAGCAAAAACGTCGGGATTGCGGAAGGCTTAGAACAGGCTTGCGCATTGATCGATGAAACGATGAAAAAAATGAATCAGGAGGATGAATAATCATGTCTCATCCGCATGCAAAAGACCTCATCACAGATGAGCAGACCAATGCGACGTTAGGGTCGCACCAGTTCCCCAAGCCACTGGGCTGGAAAGTATTGGTTCAGCCTAATCAAGCCAAGGCTAAAACAAAAGGTGGCATTTTCCTTCCGGAAAGCTCCAAAGACAATGAAGAATACCTCACAGCCCACGGCACAATTCTTGCGATGGGTGAATTGGCGTATCGAGACCGTGACACAGGCCAAGCATGGAAAGGCCAGTGGCCAACAGAGGGAAACTCTGTAACATACGGCAAATACGCAGGTCAAAAATTAACAATCAACGGCGTCAAGATGCTGCTGCTTAATGATGACGAGATCACATCGGTCTTGCCAGAAGGCGTCAGCATTGCAGCGTATGTGGAGTGAGGTAAGCCATGAATGAAAGTGTAGTTCTCGAAGAGCTCGAGAAAGAGATCGCTGAGGCCAAGAAAACTTCTGGCCAAGACGACAACTTTGAAATTGAAGTCACAGATGAGTCTGATTCCCCAGAGGAAAAGCAAGAAGCTGTGAAAGAAGACACCGAAGAAGAATACAGCGGCAAAGTCCAAAAGCGAATCAAAAAGCTAGTGGACCAACGCAGAGAAGCTGAGGTTCAGGCTCGCCAGTACCAAGAAGAAACAGCGCAGCTGAAGTCTCGTCTTGAGCGTCTTGAAAAAGGCAATGAGCACCAAGCCCAAGATCAATTCAACACGCGATACAAGCAGACTCGCGCTGCTCTTTCCAAAGCTGTTGAAGAAGGCGACACAGAAGCTCAAGTGTCTTTCAGCGAGCAGTTGGCCGACATGAGAGCAGCCATGCGAGTCGCTGAGATGCAAAGGCAGATGGCCCAGCAACAAGCAGCCTCCCCAACTGTGGGTCGCGCAAAACAGGCCGCTCAGAATCCACCTCCGCAAAAAGCAATGAGTTGGTGGGAGAAAAACAGATGGTTCGACAGCAATGGTTTTTCGCGGGAAACAGCCGCAGCCAGAGCGATTGATGTGCAGTTGGACCTCGAAGGATTTGACAAAGAATCTGACGAATATTACGATCAGTTAGATTTTCGTTTACGAAACGTGTTTCCCGAGCTAAACTCGGGGAAAGTGCAAGGCAAACCACGAGCAAAAAGCAGAGCACCAGTAGCGCCAACTGCAGGCGGTTCAGGAGCACCTCGCACAAATGGCAGGACAAGAATGACTCAAGATCAACTCCGAATGGCCAGAGAGCTGGGCATCACTGACGAAAAAGGGCTGAAGCAATATGCAGCTGAAATTCAAAAACAGGCAAGGAGCTAAGTCATGACAAAGTCCCGCAATGTACGCGCAGCTGAGACTCGCGAAGAAGTCCGTGCAGAAGAGGCTCGTCCCAAGACTGCATGGAAACCACCATCGTTGTTAGATGCACCGAAGCCTCGTCCTGGCATGGTCCAACGATGGGTAACAACCTCGATTCAGGGTAAAGACTCGCCAGACAATGTATACAAACGTATGCGCGAAGGCTGGTCACCACGCTCTGCTGACTCCGTTAAAGATGAGTTGTTCCCGACCATCAACCACGGCCAGTGGGCAGGTTCTATTGGAATTGAAGGAATGCTGCTCTGTGAAATGCCTGTTGAAGACCGAGCCTCTCAAAAGGAATGGTACAACAAAAGGAATTTAGAGCAGAACGAATCAATTGCAGGAGAGCTTGATGCGTTAGGACGCAACAATGGGCAACCGATTTATCAAGATCGGAAGTCTGAAGTTAGTCGTGGCAGATCGGTTTCTGTCATGAATGATTAACCTTTAACGCTAAGGAGCGATAATATGGCAAACGTAGATGCCGCATTTGGGTTCGTCCCAGTTCGCCACATGAGCGGTAATGCACCTCGTGCAAATAAGTATACCATTACGTCTGGTTTGGCTGAGAACATCTTCACTGGTGATCTTTGCATTCTGACTGCAGATGGGGTCATCACACCTCACACTGCAACAGAAACCAACAACATTGGTGTATTTGCTGGGGTGTCTTATACCGCTGCAGATGGCTCGTATGTTTACAGTGAATATTGGCCATCAGGCACAACAGCTACAGACATCATAGCATATGTGTACGATGATCCATTCACCGTATTCAAAGTTCAGTCCGCTGGAACACCAGCTCAGACTAATATCGGCAACTGTGCTGATGTTGTTGCTGGGGCAGGGTCCACGCTGACTGGTAACTCTGGTTTTGAGATTAGTGGAACGATGGCTGCAGGTATTGCTACTTGCAAAATCATTGCACTTTACGACTCTCCAGACAACGCATTCGGCGCAAATGCTATCATGGAGGTGCTCATTGATGAACACATCCTTGGTACAAATGTAGCTGGTATATAAGGAGGGTCTGAACGATGGCAATGAATAGAGCATCATTTGCAAAAATGCTTGAGCCAGGACTGAACACTCTCTTCGGTCTTGAGTACGACAGATACCCAGAAGAGTATGCTGCGGTATTTGAAAGCAACACCTCGCAGAAGGCATTCGAAGAAGATGTCTTGTTGCAAGGTTTTGGCAACGCTCCCACTAAAAATGAAGGTGCGGCTGTGTCTTATGATGCTGCTTCGCAACAGTGGACTGCACGTTACCAGCACGAAACGATTGCCTTGGCATTCTCGATCACCGAGGAAGCTGAAGAAGATGGCCAATATGGCTCAATCGCTTCTCGCTACACAAAAGCTCTTGCGCGGTCGATGGCTTCGACCAAAGAGATCAAGGCTGCAAATGTCTTGAACAATGCGCAAGCTGCTGGGTTTACTGGTGGCGATGGTCAAACTTTGTTGAGTGCTTCTCACCCAACCCAGAATGGCAATCAGTCTAATGTCCTTGCGACGGCAGCGGATCTTTCAGAGACTTCTTTAGAGTCAATCTTGATTCAAATCTCTGATATGAAAGACGACCGTGGTCTTCGGATTGCCGCTCAAGGCACTCAGCTGATAATCCCGACAGCTTATCAGTTTGTCGCGGAGCGTCTTCTGGAGTCAACACTCCGGACGGGCACAGCTGACAATGACCTTAACGCGATTAAGTCCGGTGGCTATTTGCCCAAAGGCTATCACGTTATGCGTCGTTTGACTGATGCTGATGGGTTCTTTGTGCAGACTGATGTCCCTGATGGACTGAAGATGTTCCAAAGGTCGCCTATGAAAAAAGGCATGGAAGGTGATTTTGAGACTGGTAATGTCCGCTACAAAGTTCGCGAGCGTTATTCTTTCGGCTTCACTGACTGGCGTGGTGTCTTCGGGTCTGAAGGCGCAGCATAAAATTTGGGGAGGGCGAAGCGTCCTCCCTTTTCCATCCTGACAGCAACAGCTGACAATAGCCAAGACAGGAGATCATAATGGCTAATACAACATTTAAAGGTCCAGTCCGATCTGAAAACGGATTCCAAGACATTACTAAAAATACAACAACAGGTGCTGTAACAAGCACAATGACGCTTCAAACATATGAAGCAACCATAACTGTTGCAAATGGCGCAACCACAGGCAAAGAAGCAGCCATCGGGATGCCTTCAAATTTTATCCCAATGGGTGTAACTATTGCGGTCACCACTGCAGCTGCAAATGCAGTTAATCTTCAAGACATTGGCACAGACGCTAATACTGATGGCTTCGTTGATGGAATCAGCGTCGCAGTCAATAGCGTCGGATTCAAAGGCTTCTTTGCTTGCAATGGCATTTTAGGAATGTCTGGCGCTACAACCACAGCAGCTTTGGAGACCTCAGATGAGGTCGAGCTCGTTGTGTCAGGTGATCCTGGTGGCGACACTGTAATTGTTCTGAAATTCCTTGGAATATCTAGCTCTTCGGATGCATCTTAATTTGGTGGGGCTTTGGCCCCATCAACAATTTACAGGAGGGTCATAGATGGCTAACATTACAAGTGTGAAGACGATTACTGAAAACACCAGTGAAGTAGTCATGGCATTCCAACTGCAGTATGTGGACACTGGAGATGAAGATGCTGTAAAAAAAGTTGATGTTTCAACTTTGGCAAAAAACGCCAATGGACAGTCTTGCAATTCTGTCAGTCTTTTGGAGTGTTGGTGGATAATACAAGGCATGACCGTCATGGTTGAGGCAGATGCAAGCACAGACATCATAATGATGCATATGGCAGCTGATGACATCGGATATCAAGACTTCAGCAAGTTTGGCGGACTGCCATCAACTGTAGAATATGGCAGCACAACTGGCGATGTCATGTTCACGACAACTGGCCTTGGAGCTGTTGGTGACACATACAACATTATCTTGCGGATGAAAAAACACTACGCATAGGAAAAGTGAATGGCGACATCTAACACATATGCTTTCCGACCAGATGTTGAAGAGATAATCGCTGAATCATTTGAGCGGTGCGGGATAGACGACGAAACTCGGACAGGCTACCAAGCCAAAGCAGCTCGCAGGAGCCTTAATTTGCTTTTCAGCGAGTTTGCTAACCGTGGCATAAATTATTGGGCTGTCCAGAATAATACGTTAGCTTTGGTCAAAGACCAAACAGCTTATACATTGCCTGTCGGGACGATAGACTTTATTGATGTTGTGATACGCCAAACAACTGGGGGCACAACAACTGACACAACAATCCAAAGAGTCAGTATATCAGAATACAACCAACTTCCAAACAAATCTTCTTCTGGCAAACCAAGCCAATATATGTTGGACAAGCAATACACCCCAACAATCAATGTTTGGCAAGTCCCAGACAGAACAGATTACAGTCTGGTTTATTGGTCAATAAACCAACTCGAAGATATAACAGCCAGCAACCAAGATGCAGACATTCCTTACAGATGGACAGATTGCCTTTGTGCTGGGCTGGCGAGCAAGTTGGCAATGAAATATGCTCCTGATAAATTTAACTTGTTGAATCAGGTTTATGAAAGAGCATTCGAGTTTGCAGCTGCGACAGACAATGATGGTGTTTCAATGAGAGTTCGGCCGAAAGGATTGAATCTTATCTGATGGCAAGAGTTAAGTATGCAAAAGGCAAACGATCTTTAGCGATCAGTGATCGCTCTGGACTGCGTGTGCCTTATACTCAGCTCAAGACAACTTGGGATGGCCTCAGAGTTTCTCCAGAAGACTGGGAGCCAAAGCAGCCACAGTTGACTCCTGCTAAGAATGTTGTTGACGCCACAGCTCTTTTCAGCCCAAGGCCAGATAACGATCCAGAGAATGCTGAAATATTCATCGGATTCAATTATGATCCATTCGTAGATCCTCGTCAAAGACCAGGAATTGGGACAGCCGGAAAAGCATCTTCTGGATATATCTCTTTGTTCATCGACATCAATCATCCAGTCTCTGGTGTGGCTGGTGATGGTGAGGCAACAGGGGAAGTTGGTGAGGCATCATCTTTCGCAACAGGATCTTCTGGGGTGGGCAGCGTCGCCGTAGATGTTTCTCAAGTTGTCACGCTGGCAGTGACAGTGCAAAATGTTGGTGGGGCAAACAAATACTTTGTCGCTGGTGTTCAGCAAGACACGCTGGAGCTGATGGAAAGTAGGACTTATTATTTCGATCAGTCCGACAACAGCAACAGCAACCACCCATTAAGATTCAGCACAACACCCAATGGCACGCACGGTGGAGGCAGCGAGTACACAACAGGGGTGACAACGTCGGGGGTTCCAGGAAATTCTGGTGCGTATACCCAGATAGTCGTTGCAAATTCCGCACCGACACTTTATTATTATTGCACAAACCACAGCGGTATGGGAGGAACGGCGAACACACCGCCATTTGCTTCTGTTTCTGTTGAATTAGCAAGCAATCCAGATGGCGCGGCTGGCGTTGGCAATGTAGGTGTTGAAGTTCCAGCAGCTCATGTCACTGGTGTGTCCGCAACTGGAGGGGCAGGGTCTGTCGGTGTGGAGACGCCATCAGTTATGCCTCATCCTTCCGGAGCCTCCGGTGTTGGATCAACAGGAGCTGAAGCTGTCCAAATTTCAGCTCTGCCATCTGGGGTCGAAGGATCTGGATCAACAGGAACTGAAGTTGTCCAAATTTTAGCCCTGCAGTCTGGCTCCGCAGGATCTGGAGCTGTTGGATCTGAAGTCCCCGAATCTCATGCTGCTGTTTCTGGGTTGGCTGGCAATGATGGAATTGGATCCTCTGGCTTTGAATTGGCCAAGCCTCAATCTGGGGTTGGTGGAAGCGGTGATGTTGGGGTCGAAATCCCATCTGCACACCCAACTGGGGTTGGTGGAGGAGGGGCAACTGGGTCTGTTGGCATTGAATCTGTAGAAATTTCCATTCCAGAGTCAGGTGTAAGCGGCGATGGGGAAGTTGGAACCGGAGTTGTGGTTGCTGATTTGCAGGCTGGTGTTGCTGGCCAAAGAGGGACAGCAGCAACTGGTTCTGTTTCTCTGGAAATTGATGAAACTAGCACAGGTGTTTCTGGAACGGGCGGCGTTGGCAACGAGGTTGTTGAGCTTGCCCAAAATCAAATTGGCTCCTCTGCATCTGGCTCTGTTGGATCAGAGCAACTAGAGATTCAAGCAACACCCTCCGGCGCAAGTGGTTCGGGGGAAGTTGGCAACGAGGTTGTTAACCACGACACAACTATAACAGAAACTGGGGTCAGTGGAACAGGAGCAGTTGGATCAGAAACACCAGAGATATCACCCGTTGAAACTGGGGTCAGTGGAACAGGCGGCGTTGGAAGTGCTGTGCCAGAAGAGCAGTTTGGCTGGGGAATTGACGCTTGGGGCGATGGGACTTGGGGAGACATTGCTGGTAGGCCACATCCATTTGGCGTCAGTGGAACAGGCGGCGTTGGCAGCACAGTCATCTTTATTGAAAGTTCTTGGGGCGATGGGACTTGGGGTTCTGGAGTTTGGAACGCAAACATTCAGCCACCAATATCTGGCTCTGCTGGTGCAGGGGCTGTCGGTTCTGTTGGCACAGTTCTTATCACAACTTGGGGTCAAGGCGGTTATGGCGAAGGAACATGGAATTGAGGATGAATGAATGAATTATACAGAGCTGAAAGCCAACATCCAAAATTTTCTAGAAGATGACTCGACTGAGTTCGTCGCCTCAATAGACACAATAATAGCACAGGCTGAAGAGATGGTATTTCAGCGACTGCCAAATATGCCTTGTTTCCGGCAGACATCTTCTGCAGCGAATCTCGTGGCGGGGACAGCTTCATACACAATCCCAACAGCTCGGATGATCCGTCAGGTTTCCATAATAGATACAAATGTTGTCACGTATCTTGACCACAGATTAGATTCTTACATCCGTGATTATTGGCCAAATGCCACGACACAAGGCACCCCACGAATGTACAGCACAGACAGCGCAGGAACGGCTGGAACGGTCATTACATTGGCACCAACTCCATCAGCAGCGTTGGCCTATAGCGTAGATTTTATTGCCCCTGAGACGGGATTAAGTAATGCGAATCCAAATACTTGGATTGCAACAAATGCATCAACAGTTCTACTTTCTGCGGCTCTGTTTGAGGCATCGGCGTTTTTGAAAGCGCCAGAGACTCTTTCTCTCTATAAAACTCAACTTGACGAAGCAGTCCAGTTCACAGTACAAGAGATGCAAAGGAACTATACAGCAGAATATAATGGAGGCATATAATGGCTATCACACAAGCAATGAGTACACTCTTTAAAAAAGACGTCATGTTGGGCGACCACCATCTAGACAGCGACACTATTTATATTGCGCTGTATACGAGCAGCGCGACACTGAACGCGACTACTGATGGTTATACAACCAGCAATGAAGTTGCCAACGGCAATGGCTACACCACTGGCGGTGTTGCATTGTCTAGCAAGGCGGTTACTGAAAACAGCACGAGTGGTGTTTTTGATGCGGCTGATCCAGAATGGACAAGCGCAACATTCACTGCCCGTGGTGCTTTGATCTACAACAAAACACTGGGCGATGCATCTTCAAACTCAAGAGGTGCAATTGCCATCCTTGATTTTGGTGGTGACTTCTCTGTTTCTGGTGGTACTTTTAAAATTGTATTCCCAGCAGCAACTGCAAACAATGCAATTGTAAGGATCGACTAAAATGGCTTCAACCTATGTAAACGACTTACGCCTCGATGAAATGGCGACTGGTGACCAGTCGGGATCATGGGGAACAGTCACAAACCTTAACTTGGAAATGATTGCGGAGGCATTTGCTTACGGCACTGAAGCTATTGCGAATGCCTCTACACACACAGTCACTATTCCAGATGGTGCCAAGGGTGATGAACGAAGGTTCTATCTCAAATGCACAGGCGGTGGTCAGGCTTGCACAGTCACACTTGCACCCAACACCGTTTCGAAAGTTTGGATGATTGAGAATGCAACTAGCTATACTCTGACATTCACTCAAGGCTCTGGAGCCAATGTTGCAGTGCTTGCTGGTCAGGTCAAAATGATTGCCACAGATGGCGCAGGATCAGGTGCAGTAATTTATGATCTTTTGACAGATGTAAATCTGGCTGGGACAACTGTAACTGACATTATAACTGCGAACCAAGCCACCGTTGATGATATCGATTTAAATGGCAAAGTCATTACGATGACTGGATCGTCAGGCGACACAGCCACAATAACTGTTGCAGCAGATGGTGCGTTGGCAATCGCCACAACAGATACAGCAGCAGCAGCAGCTAACATATCTATTACGGCTGACGGCACTTTCACAGCCACAGGAACAACAGTTACTTTGACTTCATCTGGTGCCTTGAGTGCCACAGGAACAACCATCACGTTGGATAGTGCTGGTGACATCGTTCTTGATGCTGATGGGGCAGATGTAATATTTAAAGATGATGGCACATCAATTGGAACCATAACCAACGCATCCAGCGATCTTGTCATTAAGTCTAATGTCCAAGACAAAGACATTTTGCTTAAAGGTGATGATGGTGGTGCTGAAATTACTGCTCTGACACTTGATATGTCTGCTGCTGGTGCGGCTGCTTTTAACTCTAGTATTACCTCTGGCGGTGCAGCGGTCAAAGTTGCTGGCAAAGAGACGATATATGTCCCAGCAGTTGCTATGTATGCCTCGACAACAAATGGTTGCGCAGGGCCAGAGCAAGTTGAAACAACAGCTTTGCGACCTGATCTGAAAGTCCTAGACTTTGCGGCTGATGCGGATGACTTTGCTCAGTTTGCTATCGCCATGCCTAAGTCTTGGAATGAAGGCACAGTCACCTTCCAGCCTTTTTGGACAGTAACAGGCACAAACACTGGCACGGTTGCTTGGCAACTTGCTGGGGTGGCGATCACAAACGACGAAAGTATTAACACAGCTTTTGGCACTCAGGTGGCGACAACAGCACTAGCTTTTTCTGGAACGTCAAATGACTTGATGGTTAGCGCAGAAAGTGGCGCAGTGACTATAGCTGGAAGCCCAGCGGCAAACGATATGTGCTTTTTCCAGATTAACCGTGACACAAGCGCAGATGATCAGACAGGGAATGCAAGGCTCTTGGGTGTAAAAATATTCTTTACCACAGACGCAGCAAATGATGCATAGGAGGGGAAATTGACTGGTTTTGGAATTAATGTTTTAGGGTTTGGTGGTGTCGGCAATACAAACCCACCATTTACTTCTCAAGTGTTCACAAGTAGTGGAACATACACTCCGACTCCTGGAGCTAGATCTGCACTTTTTATGGCGTTTGGTTCCAGAGGAGCAGGTCCAGGAGGGGCAACTTCTTATGCTGGTGGTGGTGGTGGATATGGAGAAAAGTATGTTTCTAGCCTAGATTCCAGCTACAGCATATCAGCTTCCGCTGGGGGGACTTGTTCTGGTGGTGGTGCGTCAGCTTCTAGCACACCTAATTATAGCAGGAGTGGCAGCGGTGGATCAGGAGATTTTAGTGCATCTGGTGGCAGTGGCGGCACTGGGAATCCTTATTATATTGATGCCCCAGGAGGCAGAGGGTGCGGTGGCGGCAGATGCGGAAATGGTGGCAGTGGCGGCAATAACCCCAGCGGTCCAGGATCTGGGGCTACTGGAGCGATTCCAAATGGCGGAAATGAGACGAGTGGGGTTTATGACGTGTCTCCATATGGGATAAATTTTTCTTACACTCGCTCAGCCTCTCAAGTCCCAGTATACTCCTCTGATGGCACAGATCACGGAAATGCTTTGGCTAGCCATTGCAACACCGCTGCTGGTGGTACAACCAATGCAGGTCAGCCAGGATGGTCAAGCACCCCCGCAAGAGTTGGTGCTGTTCTGATTTTAGAGTTTTACTAATGACACTTGATAGGGGAAATGCGGTGTACGTTCCAGTTGTAAAAAAATCTGACAACTCTGTTAAAAACTTCATCGACCAAGGCGACACACTTTCAAACAATGCTGTTAAGCCATTCAGTGAGGCAGACTACTTTCTTGGCACAAAAGCGTACACTGAGATAGAGCAGTTAAGACCAGAAAGTGTTGATTTGCCAGCAGCTGTAAGGTGGAATCCAACAACAGAAAATATTGAGTGGTATACTGTTGAAAGTTCTGAGTAATGGATAAACGCACAGTGGCCTCTGCACATAGCAGAATTGATGATCTTAATGTCACTTTTGCATCTCTTCGCACGGAGGTGACCATACAACACAAAGAGTTGTTCACGAGGGTGAAGCGTTTAGAGGCAATCATGATCGGTGCCAGTGCGGCTATAATCGTGATGCTGATGACTGTACTAACAAAGATGGGGTGAGAACATGAATATGGAAAAGTTTTTGGCATGGAAAATTATGCCTCGATTCATGATGTTGGTGATGACGGTTATGTACATTCGCGTGATTGAGTGGTTCATGTCTCTCCCACAGGATGTTGTTAGCACTCAGGCCACCGCATTGACTGCCACGGTGACAGGTGCTATGACAGGTGCATTCGCTGTTTGGTTAGGATCAGAGAAATGATGGCATTGCTAGGAAGCCTTCTAGGTTTCGGATCATCGTTTCTCCCGTCTGTTCTTGATTACTTCAAGGCAAACCAGCAACAAAAACACCGCATTGAAATGATGCAAATAGAAACAGATCTTGCTCAAAGACGCAGCGAAATGAAGCTGGTCGAGCTAGATAAAAAGGCAGACATTGAAGAAACAAAAGGGTTGTATGCACATGACCGATCTATTGACGCTGGAGGCTTTGTCAACGCTCTCAGGGGCAGCGTTCGCCCTATCATTACTTATGCCTTTTTCGGACTGTTCGTAGCCACGAAAGTTGTGATCATGGTCAAAGTCACGCAAGCTGGTGGCGATTGGATGCAAGCAGTTGACTTGATGTGGGATGGAGAAACGTCCGGACTGTTCAGTGCGGTCTTGGCTTTCTGGTTTGGGAATCGTGCGATCACGAAGTATGCAGGGAAGTAGCCATGGGATACAAGTTAGGAAAACGAAGCCTATCAAGGCTAGAAGGTGTCAACGAAAATCTGGTAACTGTCGTGAAGTACGCCATCGGCGTTACGAAACAAGACTTTTCAGTGATTTGCGGATTGAGGACGATAGAAGAGCAAAAAGCTCTTGTCGCTAAAGGTGCCAGCCAAACAATGAAAAGCAAGCACATCCACGGCAACGCTGTTGACTTGATGGCTTACGTTGATGGTGGTCGTTGGGAGCTCAACCTTTACGACGAGATTGCTGATGCGATGAAAGAAGCTGCTGCAGCCTCTGGGGTTAAGATCAAGTGGGGCGCAGCTTGGACAGTTGACTCTCTTGGAGATTGGGAGGGCACTGCGGAGAATGCGATGAACAGCTACATTGACATTCGCAGGTCACAAGGTCGTAGGCCATTTATAGATGCACCTCATTTTGAGCTAGCTTTTTAATATGACTTTTTCTCTGATAAAATATAACTCAGGGATTGTTAAAGACACCACAGAATATTCTGCTGGCAAGAATGGGCCATTTTACGTTGACAGTGATCTTGTTCGTTTTGTCAATGGATATCCAGAAAAGATCGGTGGCTGGGAAAAAGATGCGTTTTATGCATTAGATCCTGCTGGAGAAGCAACGTCTACTGAAGCTACGCTGACTGGCGTTGGCCGAAAAATGGTTTTTTGGAGAGGTGTAGATGGTACAGATCGAATAGCTGTCGGAACACACAATCATCTCTACATAATTCAAAACAACGCAATTTATGACATTACGCCATTGCGAAAAACCACAAGCAATCTTTCTAATCCTTTGGTCGTGACCAATGGCAGCACAACCATTACTGTAACCGACAATGCGCATGGAGCTTCAGACGGTGATTGGGTTGTAATAAACTCTGCCACTGCTACAGGAGGGATCCCCGCAGACACAATCAACAGAATGTCTGGCTACCAAATAACTTTCATTGACACTAATTCTTATTCGATACAATCCCCATCAGCTGCAACGAGCGGAGCCACAGGTGGCGGCACGACAATAGACATAAAATACCTGATCGGCTCCAATGATGGGCTGGGAACCCAGAGTGCTGCTCCAGCTTTGGGTTGGGGTGTTGGTGGTTGGGGCGAATCAACGTGGAACACACCAAGATCTTTGTCTTTGTCTCAAGTCAGTCTTGAAAGTTCTGTTTGGAGCTTGAATCTTTGGGGAGAAGATCTTCTTGCAACAGTTAGAGGCCATGATATTTATTATTGGGACACATCTTCTAATGTTACGAGCAGAGCAGTTTTGGTGTCATCAATAGCCGAGGCAGCTTCTGTCCCAGCTCAAATAAGAACCTCTGTCGTTAGTTTCCCAGACAGACACTTTATAGCTGGTGGGGCCAGCGTTTACGTCGCAGCTGATGGAAGCTCTGGTGACTTGGATCCGATGTTGGTCCGATGGTCAACTCAAGAAGACTTTACGAAGTTTGCACCAACAGCAACCAACACAGCTGGCGATCAACGGTTGGAAGTTGGCACAAAAATAATTACAATGGTCAACACCAGAGAAGAAACTATAATAAGCACCGATGAGGCCATCTATGGCATGACGTTCGTTGGCGCACCATTCATATTCTCTTTCCGATTGCTGGCCACTGGAGTTGGTGCTAATGGCATAAACTCAATGATCGCTATTGATGGCAATGTATATTGGATGAGCAACAGATCTTTTTACGTTTATGATGGTGTTGTCAAAGAGATTCCTTGCTCCGTAAAACATTTTGTTTTCGACAGAATGCAAGGCCGTTATTTCGACAAGACTGCAGTCGGTCATAATGTTGAATTCAACGAGGTCACTTGGTTCTATGTTTCTGACCAGAACACAGCTGCTGATAATCCTGAGCCAGACAGCTATGTTTCTTACAACTATGCTGAAAATGCTTGGTCTATTGGAGCTATGGACAGGACGGTCTGGAATGATGCGTTTGGCTCTCGAGAAAAACCATTCGCATTTGATGCAGGTGGTCATTTGTATAATCAAGAGACAGGAACAAGCGCAGATGGCGCAGCTATGAATTGCTTTATTGAAGGTGCGCCAAGAGAAATGACGACAGAAGGCAACAACCTTTATATGGTTGACAGGATAATCCCAGACATCACAATGGGAGCCAACAGCACAGTTTCAGTTTTCATGAATACTCGCAAGTTCCCGAATGCTTCCGAGACTTCCAAAGGCCCATTCAACATAACCTCCACAACTGAAAAGATCAGCACCAGAGCAAAAGGTCGTCAGATAGCTTTAAAGTTCCAAAGCACAGGAACCCAAGACGAATGGCAGCTTGGAGACTTTAGAATTGACTTAAGACAGGATGGCCCGAGATGACCCAGCCAGCAGCCCCACTAGCAGTCTTAAGGTTGCCAGATCCCCCAGATGAGTATCACCGGAGTTATATGGCACGCTTGACCAATACAATCGAGTTAGAAAAACAGGCAACTTATTTTGCTAACTCAGCAGGTCTTAATTCAGCCACAGAGCAAGCTGAAGCTACAGCGTGGTTTATGGGCTAATGGCTAACAACTATAAAAACGCAAAAGTTGATTTGACGGGAACAGGAGCAACTGTCCTTTATACGACTCCCAGTGCGACTACCACATTGATTAAGTCATTGCTTGTTTCTGAAGACAGCGGCAATGCTGACACAATCACCGTCACAATAACAGACGCAGCCTCATCTCCTGCGACTTTCTCTTTATTTAAAGTCAAGGCTGTGGGCGCGAATGCAACTGTTGAGCTTTTGACGCAGCCTTTGGTTGTTCAAGAAGATGAGATAATAAAAGTCACCGCAGCTACAGGAAACAGGTTGCACGTTGTGGCATCATTGCTGGAGATAAGTTAATGATTTACTACTCACGCAATATAAACTAAAATTAGTCAAAGGAATCTTTCATGG